TCTTGTCTAGCGGATTCGGCTTCTGCAGGATTAGTCATTAAAGTTCCAGCGAGATTAGATATTTCGTCATTCAGACCTTTCAATATTGGTTCTGATACATTGTAATTTTTCTCAAGATTTCTCCTAACAGAATGAAAAGCAATAGAATCAGCCAGAGTATTTATCTCCTCAAAAGATAATTCCTCAGGATGCTTGGGAACAATAGAAGATTTATAAGTTGCAATTATATCCTTTACTGATTCACTATTTATGGTATTCTCGGGCAATATAGGAATGTTGGCATCGCCAATCTTTTCAATCTCAATTCCCTTCTGTCTTCGAAGATAAGTAAGAGTCCCAGGGACTTCTCTTCGGCGAAACATTTCCGTAAAGATTTGGGACTGTTGGTCTTCTGGAAGAAGCCTAAAGGTATCCAGAAGTTGGTCTCTTGGAATATCAGCCCACCATTCCTCACCTTCAGGTAGGTCTTCAGGTCTGGGTTCGGTAGACAACCACTCTAGAAGCTCTTCCTCTTCTTCCTCAGTAAGTTCTCCCTCCTCAGCATATTCTTCTTCAGCCATACTTCACCTCATAATGGTTGCCCAGTGGGACCAACTAATCGTTCTTCCCTTTCCTGGGGCGTCATTGGTCTCCTGGCAATACCTGGAGGAGACATCCCAAGAATTGACCTGAGCACATCAGGAGACGAAGCTCCTGCCTCTGGAGGCATAGTTTGAGGCGGGACACCAGCCTCACCTGGTTTTATAGGAATCCCTTGTCTCATACCCAGTTGCATTTCAAGCCCCATAATATATCTATTAAGAGCATCAGCCTCAGCCACCTTGCCAATTCGTCTGTAATTTTTCATAATAGCTCTTAAATGTTCTATCATAGCTATTTGCTTAACAATCGGCATTTCAAGAGTCTGGTCTTGAATAATTCTAGTATATTCTTGCTCAGCGTCCTGAACATCAAGGACATCGTCCCAGATGGTCTCCCTTGATAACAGTTGTGGCGGTTGCATAGCTTGTCTAGCAAACATAATTTGCTGTGTCTTATCCAGAGGGCTCACCAATGGAATAATAACATCTACATAGAGACTATCAGGCACATCTTTAGGACTGAATTCCTCGACAAAGAATAAACCCTTGCTTATCTCCTTAGGATTAGTGGTAGAAAGACTGACTTTAGGATATTTAGCCTTCTTATACTGATTCAGAAATTCAGTAGCTACTTCTGAAATTACATTCTGCATAGTATTAAGATAAGGTGATATTTTATACCTGATAGATGCCATTAACTGAGAAATGGCAAATCCCGATAATTCAAAGGGAGCACCACCATAAACAATATCAGGTAATCCACCTTTCTGCATTGCCTGTCCCAAAAAACTAATGATGGTAGCAACTTCTGGAGGTGTGGCAGCGTGCTTAAGAAGCTCTATTGTTTCTTCTAACCTTTTAGGAATAACAGTGCCATAGCCTCTTACATCTTCAGCTTTGACTACTGGCTCACCCGTAGTAGACCCAGTGATAATATTAGGATAGGCTGTATCGGCTACAATTTGTGTCATAAGAGAAAGCAAAACATTGCGATAGGCATATAAGTCTTTATTAGCAGCAATAATATTCTCTCCAGCTCTTACAAACCAATCGGGTGATACTCTATCAGGATTACCGATTGCACCTACAAAAATTGGTATTCTCTCAAATGGTTCTTCTCTTAATGGCTTAACAACTTCATCGCCAACATAAATGGCATTATAAACAGTGTCATTCTTCTTCCTCCAGTAGTTGATAACCTTTACCGTCGCTGAATCAACAGAAATATCAACTTTCCACGATTCAGCCATTGCCTTAGCAGTCCGACCATCAGTTTCATAAGTTCTAACCAACTTAATAAGACCGTCGGCATCCCATTCAGGATATACAGTTATAGGGTCAAATAAGTCAGCCCGAAAGTCCACCTTGCCATTCTTCTCTGTTACTATTACAAAGACAGCATACCAACCAGAGCAAATCCAATAAGCTAACTCTCTTAACCAATATGATTGTCCCCTGGCATATTGTTTATTATCAAGGTACCTTAAAATACCAAGAAGAAACCTTTCGGCTTTGCTAATTTTCTCTTTCTGCTCAGTAGTATAATTAATAGTCAAAGGAAGTCTAAAACGAGGAGAATAGGAAGACAATAAAGCTACAGCGGTTTCATATAAGGTCTTTGGGTCATTAAGAACCCAATCTATCTTACCTTCTTTAACTATTGGTTTGGTAAGATTTAAGACCTTTCTATCCTGTAAAATCCTTACATCACGTTCTTGCCAATACTGTTTAAGTTCTTGAGCTTCTTCTACTACATCCACTTCCTCACCACCTCTACCTTTCTATTATATCACAATTTGATATAACTTATAGGGCGAAACCTACTTCTCCTTGATATTGGTGTCTGTTCCCTGACTATGACAGCTATCATCATAGCCATTAGTTCATCATCGTGCTCACCCGCTGGAGCTTCAGCTTTTTGTCCTATGAATTGAAAAGATGATGCTTCCTTGAGCAAATTCTCACTCCAGGTGATTAAATCACCACTCCTAATAGCCGAACTGAAAGTATCTATCATCATTGGTCTTGTTCGCCCTGAAGTTAGCCATCCAGGTTGTGAAACCTCAATGTTTAAGGCAACATTATAGTCCCGATAGTAGTAAAGGCGGGGATAGTTATGTTCTAGTAGAATTCTCAAGACCGTATGGCCGTGACTCATTCTTTCCACTGCCATTAAGGCATTATTATATCTATTCCCTAATCTCACAAGCTCTTCGGCGAACAAATCAGGTGCTATTCTACCCCTTAAAGTAGCACAATGCTCATTTGTCTTAGTATCAAGCACGCAAGCAACCGAAAAATCGCCTTTAGGCAAGCCACCACCAACATCAACACCAATAATATAGCTCTTACCACCCATTGCATCCTTCCAAATAGTCAAATTACCCTCTTTTCTGCCTTCTTTAGCGTTTAAAAGATATCTTCTTAGTGAAACACCATCAAAAACGCTCGTTTCTGAAGATAACCAGCAATCTACATCATTTTCAGGATACTCTTGATAGAATAAATCCTTTAGTTCGGCTATTTTGAGTCTTCTCCAGGCTATTTGTTGATGTGTAAGACCCTGATTATCAACCAATAAACGCTCTTCCCGATTCAATTCTAATGGTTTTTCTATTGGTAACTGATATTCAGAAGCATACCACCAGGGATAAAAGAAGGTTTTATATGGTATATCACCCCTTTTAGCACCTTCGTAAAGACGGTAAAAGAAACCACCACGCCCTCTTGGGGTCGACTCAATTGTAATAAAGCCTCCCAGTGATACTGTCTGAGTAATACCAGCAAATAACTCAACAGTATTCGTCTCATACCATTGAGCAATTTCAGAAAGATGAATGGTATTTAAGTTTTCACCCCTTCCAATTGTAGTAGCGGCAGCACTTTCTATGTGTATAGAGGCGTCAAGTAAAGGGAATCTTATCCTTGAAGCTGATTTCCAGTCTACCTTCGGCCGGGGGTCAGGTAAATGGTCATAGAACCTGTGAACTGTTTGTAAAAGAAACTCAGCAACATCGTCTTTATGAGCAATCAAGCCGATATTGGTATAAGGATGCGTCAAGAGATGATGAAAATTAGCTGCCAGAACACCAGTACTTATTCCCATCTGCCGGCCTTTCAAAATAATGTCCCTATGTGTTCTATTTCTAACATAATGCTCTTGAGCAGCCCATAAAGTCATAGGCATAAGGTGTGATATACCATTTTCATCTGCTTTGGTCAAGATTTGAAAGTTCTGAGGGATGTATTCTAAGGGATCAAATATATTCATCTATAATTTTGCCCTGGTCTCCCAACACCGATAAACCAGCCAAGAATAAAAAGAGCAAGACCGCCTACACCGTGATCTGGAAAGATTAGATGTCCTGTGAGCCCATAGTCAATCCAGTGAACTAACACCATCCCCGAACCTGCCAGGCACATAGTCATACCTATCCATCTACGGTTTGAGATGAGGACATCTTTCAGCCAATCCCATTTTTTCTTCATCGGTTTTGTTATTGTATCGCGGTAAAAAGAGCCAACACTTACCCTTCGGCGCCTGGCAATTTCCCTTTGCGAACGGACATTTTGTTGTTATCATCTCTCTCTACTTGATGAAGCTTAGAGCGGTCCCAGAAATACCAGCCCGTCATTCCCAGGACAGCAGCAGTAAAGAACTCAGGAACTTCCTTACCATCATAGACCATATTACAAAGGCAAAACCAGCCCGCAAAAGT